GGGTATGAGTACCATTATTTATTGATATTCCTACATTTCCAGTATCGCTTATAGAAAGTTTTTCAGATGGAGAACCACCTATTCCTACATCTCCTGCAAAAGTTGCGTTTGCACCTGTTAAAGTTAAAGTATCACTTGTTCCTAAAGATGCACTATTAGATATTCTAAAAGAATTATCAGTGGCATCTTTTCCTATTGTCCATTGTGTAGTGTTTGTACCACTTCCATTGTCTATTCCAAATTCTATTTCAGCATCACTGGTTGCTGATATTAAAATACTCGTTCCTCCATTTGTTCTGTGTAACTTATAACCTAAAGCGTCTGCGGTATGATGAAATACTTGCCCATTAATTGTATGATTATCTGCTGTTCCATCTCCTAAAGTAGCATTACCATTAACAGTTACACTTCCTGCAAAAGTTGCGTTTCCTGTGTTTGCATTAAATGTTATAGGATTCGAACCACCACCTCCAATTTGAACAAGTGAGTTAGCTGAACCTGCATATTGTAATTCTATTGCTGCACCATTTCTATTTATTTGTGCAAATCCCATAGTTATAAAACCATCACTAATTGAAGTACCTGTTACACTTCCTCCAAAAGTTCCTGTTCCTCCAACTGATATATTGCCACTTGTAGCATTTACTGTAAATTTATCTGTATTTACTGCAAAGTCTCCTGTACTAGACAAACCTAGAGTTGTAGTTAAAGAACCTGTAACAGTTAAAGCTGTTCCGCTTTCTGAAACTATAGAGTCTCCTATTGTATTAGCAGTTGTAAAGACTGGTAAGTTTCCTGTAGTTCCTTGTCCGTCTATTTGACTATGATCTAGTTTAGACCATTCGTTATTAGCATCTGCTATAACCCAGTCTCCTATAGACCAATTATTAATTCCGTTTAAGTTAGTAGTACCTGCAAAATTAACTACATAGTATTGACCTTGAGAAATAAAAGGACTAGCATCAATAGTATATGCTTCTGCGGTGAGCATAATATCTGCGTCTAGAGTTAATTGAGTATTACTATCAATAACTGTAACTAAAGCAGTTTGTCCGTCTACTTGGTTTATTACTTTATTTCCTACGCTTACAGTAGTGTTAAAATTTTGACTAGAATCTATTAATTTAAAAGCAGTAGTTGCTCCGTCTGTAGTTCCTGAGTCTACTTCTCCACCTCCACTAGTTAAAGTAGGTGTGTTAGTTGCAGCGTCCCAAGACCCTTTAAAAACTAAACCACTAGAAATAGAATTTATTTGAGATTGTACTTTTCCAAACGCTTCTAGAATAGTATCTGAAGGTTCTATATTTCCTGCTGCAGGAGTCGGAAGTCCAGTTAGAACTTTTGCAGTAACCGCTGAATTTAATAAAGTAACAGCTCCGCTTACATTACCGCTTCCGTCAACACTAGATATAGTTCCTGTAGCTTCACTAGTTAAAGATAAATCTCTAGCAGTTTGCCAGGCTGTAGCTGTATCTGCATTTCCTGTCAAGTCTCCAGTTACATTTCCAGTAACATTTACGTTTATAGTAGAAGGTAAACTAATAGTAGCTGTTTGAGCTGAGACAGTACTTACAATTTCATTAGCAGTTCCTAAAATAGAAAGACTTTCAGTATTTAAATTTATATCACTAGTATTAGTTCCGTCTGTAATGTCTAAATCACTTGCAGCGTCTAGCGTATCTACATAGGCAGTAGTAGCTAATTTAGTACTATTGTCCCCTGCAGTTTGTGTTGTAGCTACAGAACCGTCTGGCATAGTAACCCCAGTAGATAATAAAGAGATTTCTAGTCCTTGGTTTGAAGCTGCAGTTGTTATTTGATTTGCTGTTCCTGTTACTGCTAAACTTTCAGTATTTAAGTTAACGTCTCCAGTTCCACTGTCTCCGCTAAAGTCTAAGTCTGAAGCTGCGTCTAAAGTGTCTACGTAAGCAGTTGTAGCTACCTTAGTAGAATTATCCCCTGCAGTCTGAGTAGTAGCTGTAGTTGCTGTGTTTATAGTTCCGCTAAGGTCTCCAGAAAAAGTTGCACCTGTATATGTGCCGCTTATAGTTACATCGTCAGGAAGTCCAATTTGTAATTGTTGACCACTTGCAGAAGTTTCAATTTCATTACTAGTCCCAACTATAGCAAAAACCTGAGAGTCTAAATCTACTGCTCCTGGATTTGTTCCGTCTGAGAAGTCTAAGTCTTGAGTAGTTACGTGAGTATCTACATAATCTTTAACTGCTGCCGAAGTAGGAAGAGAAGTGTCATTATCATTATTAGATATGCCGTCTGCCTCATTAACAAGTTTATTGATAGTCACTGCTGTAGAAGTGCCTTTAAAATTAGCAAATTCTAGAGTTCCAGTAGACTTGAGGTCTCCGCCTGTGTTTAAATATACACCTGAATTATTCCCTAACCCATCCGACAACTGTTTAAGAGCTCCAGACAAAACATCATTATCTGCAGTTTTTATTAAACTTTTATACGTTAAACTTATTTTATTTCCTGTTAGTGTACTCATTTTTTATTTTTTTTAGATAAACTAATAACTTTTTAAAGTTTGTTTTTTTTATATTATATTCTTTTTTCATAATACCCATCCTACCCAATTAGCTTGTCCGTCTGGATACATATCGTCATTACTGTTTGAATAGTATTCAGGAAATTTAGTCGAAGCATTATAATTCATATAGTCGATAAATCTTCTAGTATAGAAATCTGCATAGTCTCTATATTTTTGTACTAAAAAATCTATCTCTTCTTTTGAAGGTAAGTCTGCATTTTCAGAACGATGTCTATAAGTTCCTCCTTGCTTAACTGCAAAATTAGAAAACGGTAGGTAGTCGACCATAGCAAACATTATAAGCATAGGCTGTACATAATCATTCACTAATAAAGTATAGTCAGGATTTGCACCTGGTGTTAAAGTTCCTGCAGTAATTAATTCCGCAATTTTGTTGTATAACTCAGTACCCAAATAATTTTGAATGTGCATTTGTTGGGCTATCTTAATAAATGGAATTAGCTTGTCCGTATCTACCGACCCATCTATTATGGTATTTCTTACTAAGTCTGTTCTCGATATAAATAATGCTGTAGCCATTTCTTTTATTTTCTATAATTAGGGTCTAAGCTCCACCAGTCGTTTTTAGGCTGTGCAACTTGAGCAACTTCAGGGACGTTAGTTTCTATTTGAGCTTCCTTTTTTAGACTTGGGTCTAGAGCTGCTATCTTACGTCTTGCTTCCGCTACTGTAATTCTTTTGTTGTTTTTTCTTAAATACGTTCTACGTTCCCAGTAATGCTGACAATTAACTCCTCCTTTATATAACCATAAATTATAAGTACTAGAACCTTTTGGAGCTAACTCTGAATTATCTGAACTTTCTTTATTTAAGTCCTCCATTCTATAAACTTTTCTAGCTGCCCACATTTTCTGACAAAATTCTCTTTGCGGATTATTATTTCCGTAATATCTGTAACGTACTTTTATTATGCTAGTATCTTGAGAGCTTTTTTTGTTAGGCGTACTAGTTGGAACTGAAGCTAAGTCTGTAGCAAAGTTTAAAGACTCATTCAAAATTTTATCATATTCATTAGCAGGTCTAGAATCAATTAATTCGTAACCCTCCATTTCCTCATCTTCTCCTTTACTTTCTAGTTCACTTAATATAGCCTTAGTTAGTTCTTCGTCTACATTTAATGGAACACAGTTTGGAACTTCTTTACCGTCTTTCATTTTAGTTCCTATCATTTCGTATCCTGGTTCACACGGTTTTTTAAGATCAGTATGTTCTTGACAAGGCATATAGTAAGTTTTACCTTCCTCTTCGTGTTCGTGGTAACCCATACATCCCATTTTATTAGCCTGGTCTTCTGCTTCCTTTATAGTTTCGTAAACTTCTTTTCCGTCTATTTTCTTTAAAGAAAACTTTTGTCCTGTCTCCTCTTCTATTTGTTCTTGGTTAGTAGCATTAGACAAGTCGTTAAATTCTAAAGGTTGTAGCGTTTTAAAGTATAAATTAAGCACTATCTCGTTGTAGGCTAGTATATCGTCAAAAGCGTTTAGTAATAGTTGCTGAAAAGGTCTAATAACTGTATTATCCATTAACGTAGAAGCAGTAACGATTTCATCTGCATTATTTCCAAAGCCTGTCATATCCTTAATTCCAAATAAAATTGGACTAGTAACTCTATGAGCTACCATTATTTTACGCATAGATTCGTTAGATAAAAATTCATATTGCTGAGGAGCGTCACTTAATTGAACTGCCTCCATAGTAGCAGCAGACTCTGCGTTGTCATTAAAAGCTAGTATAAATCTACCTGCGTTTGACGTTCCCTGGTATTTTGCAGCTATTTTTTGTTCTATAATATTTCTTTCCTCTTCTGTAGGAGTTCCGTTATTAAAGTTTAAAAGCATTGAAGGAGCTAATCCATTCATTATGTTGTTTAAATGATAGTTAGCAATTTCCTCTTCTAGTTCTGCGTATTGTATACCCCCTTGATAATCAACAGGACTATAGTATTTAAATCCTGCTCTATAGGTTTTATGTATAGTATTTCAATTTCACTTCTAGAAGTTCCAAATACAGGTAGTCTTTCTAGAAAGTCTCCTTGTTGATACTCTTCCCAGTCATAAAAATAATAGTAAGCAGGAATATTTCCTTCCTCATCTACTTTTTCAGCTCTAAGAGTTTCAATAGGAACGTGCTCTACTTGAGCTATTCTACTTCTGTCTTGAGTGTATATAATTTGCATTGCACATTGACCCATTAATTTTAAGTCACTTGCTAGTTTCATTTGCATATCCTCAGAAAGCATAGACTTCATTTGAGCATACTCTGCAGGTTTCTTATTTGAGTCTGTAGCGTCTAAATAGCGACCTACTATCATTTGAGAAATACCATTTATAAGAGCGTTATTTGTAGCAGAACCGTTATACCTATCAATAAGAAATTGAAAGTAGTTATTGTCTCCTCCGTATTGAATCCACTCTTGGTTAGATACTTCTTTGACTTCAGGAGTAGTATAAGTGCTTAATTGTAAAAAATTAACTTTCATATTAGTATATTATATAATCATTATTTCCAGAAGTGTTTTCTATGTATAATCCTTGGTTCATATCATAATAATTATTTGTTTCTTGGTCAATAGTTTGATCTGTACAAAATATTTTATCTCTAAAAATAACAGTTCCACTAGTGTTAGAAATTTTCAAATCATAAAACCTTCCTTCTAATAAATCTAAATTCATTGTAATATACATTATATCATTTGTTATTACAATTCCTACTTCGTCTTCCCAGTCATAATTAGCCAACTGCCAGTCTAACGTATTTGTATTCCATAAACTACCTGTAGTTAAAACACAAATTTCTTCATTAGTACTTTCGTCTCTTATACAAATCTCTGCGTCTGTAACATACTCTCTAGGTATTACGCTAAAAGTTTGATCTGCAGTAGAAGTTGTTAAAACTATCATTTACTTGTTTAATAGTATAACGTAATAATTTCACATTTTGCATAATAAATATTAAGAAAAAGAAAAAGGGCTATAAAAGCC